CACACAGAGGGATGTAGTAAGGACGGGAGTGGCTGACATTTCCGTCTCTTTTTCCGTGTCCCCAAAGTGGCTCAGGCTGCTGACGGCATATTCCAAGATGCCGAAGATAGCAGTGAAATATTTTGACACGGAAACACTGGAACTGAAAGATGCAGAAATGTATGTCACGGGATTTAAGGCAGCGCTTAAAAAGGACACATCCTATAAGGGATTGTGGACGGTATCCTTTACCCTGAAAGAAATGTAGGAGGCAGATGCTGTGATCGAAGTATCAGAGAAATTCAAAAATGCCGTAAGGCAGAACACAAGAAAATATGAGTGGTACGGTTCGATCACGACAAAAGCCGGAAAGGTGCATGAATTCACGGCAAAGGATATCGTGAAGGGTTCCGGCTACATAAAATGGCAGTGCTGCAGTAACACGGAGATAGAACTCGGAACAGTGTATGCAGCAGAAATGGGAATCAGCCTGTTTTCGGAGATTGACCGTTATACCCTGGAAGATGCCGAGGTACGGCTTTATTACCGCTTGACACTTCTGGATGGGACAACGGAGACCATACCGATGGGGATTTACGAAGTTTCCGAAGCCAACAGGAAGGTGCGGACACTGGAATTGAAAGGCTATGACCATATGCTCCGTTTTGAGAAGTCCCTGAAACTGGAATCCTCAAGCGGAACGCCATACCAGTTCTTAAAGGCTGCGTGTGATGCATGCAAGGTGGAAATAGCACAGACGGTTGCGGAGATCAGTGCCCTTCCGAACGGTAAGACCACGCTTGGTATTTATTCGGATAATGATATAGAGACCTTCCGTGACCTGGTCTTTTATGTGGCACAGGTGCTTGGCTGTTTCTGCCAGATAGACCGATACGGAAAACTTGTCCTTAAGCGGTACGGGAATGAATCCGTATGGAACGTGGAGCAGAAGGAGAGGTTCGACAGCAGTTACTCTGACTTTGTTACAAGATACACGGCAGTATCATCCACAAACCAGATTAGCCAGACGGCAGAATACATTGCGATGGAAAAAGATGATGCCCTTACCATGAACCTTGGCATCAACCCGTTACTGCAGTTCGGACTGAAATCCGTAAGGGAGAAGATACTGCGTGAGATACTCACAGCACTGCAGAAGATAAATTATGTACCGTTTGACAGTTCCACCATCGGGAATCCGGCACTGGAAGTCGGGGATATCCTGAAGTTTTCAGGCGGGCATGCAGACGAAACAAAAATAAGCTGCATTACGAGCATCGAATGTAAGATCAACGGGAAAATGACACTGAAATGTGTTGGGAAGAATCCGAGGCTGGCATCTGCCAAGAGCAAAAATGATAAGAATATTACGGGGCTTATCAATTCCGTGGAAAGCGGAAAGACCATAATTTACAGTTTTGTCAATGTTGCCCCGTTTGAGATCGGACAGTCCCTTATGAATGTAATGGATATTGACTTTACTGCAACGGAAGAAACCACGGCAGCATTCCAGTGTGAAATACTTCTGGAGGTGGTAAAGCCGGATACCGGGGGAGAGCCGGAAGAAGGAGTGGCAGCAGAAACGGAACTGCCGGAGCTGTCCATTGTTTATAAGATAAATAATGAGACCATAGATACATTTATGCCGGCCAAGACCTGTCTGTATGGAAAGCATATCGTGACATTGTTTTTTCCGATATCGAAAGTCATAGAGAACAGCTCCAATACATTTTCCATGTATCTGAAGATATCATCCGGGAGTGCTAAGATTGGTGAGGCACAGATCAGGGCAACCATCAGCGGTCAGGGACTCGCAGCAGGACTGGGAGACTGGAACGGACGCATCAATATCAATGAGAATATTGGAAATATCAGCATTACGGATGTACCGTTTGTGGCTGATGTGTTTAAGGATACGGCATCCGTAACATTCCCTTCCAAAAAGACACAGGGACTGACACAGACAATCGGGAATATTCCAATCACAGACCAGAACTATGAAGCAGATGCATTTACGGACCGTGCATGGATCACGGAGATCCTCCGAACCTTTGTACTTACAAGCGTGCGGGGAAATCCAAATTATAACGGATATATCACGGTCAATACGGAAGAACGGTTCATGCTGCGGAAACGGTATGTACAGAAGTCAGGGCCGGAATCCCTCGACCACGGATATGCAGAAGACCTCGTGATCGATATTTCATACTTCACAAAGGTGGACGGGGTGGAAGTCAATGGTTATACCGCAGCAGTCCGTCCGCAGTATGTGATCACCGCGGCAGAGACTTCCGTTAAGTTCCCAGATACCATTACCGTTGAAAACGGGTTCTTTGAACTGAAAGCAGTAACTGAACAGACACAGGAAGCCGTGACGGATGAAGTGGATGAAGGTTTCCTGGAAAGGACAACAGTTGATATATCCGGCTTTGACGGAGTGAAAGGAGTGGAATTTACATTATGAATTATGACAATATAAATGATATTTTTTCGGCCGGTGTCACCAACATGACCTGTCTGTTACAGGACAGCAACAGCTATGATGGCGGTACGCTTGCTGTGAGTGGTGCGGATTTTTTTACATTTCTCGGAAAAGCCGTGCCGTACATTTATGCACACGGTGATTCTTACTGGGGAATCGGCAGTGATGCCACGCACCTTAAAGTGGATAACCGTGATACCAGAATGAGATCGCTTTACAGGGAAGAAGGGACTTTATACAGTTATTACCGTTTCCTGAAAATACGGTGGGAAGGATGGTCGCATTACAATGCATCCGGGGCGGACTACCAGTTAAAGTATGACCTTCTGTTCTGGGACACGGGGGATATTTCCCTTCATATGATTTCGGTTCCTGTCCAGTGCTATGATGGCGGTTTCGGGTTTAGTGCAGACAAGAACTATACTTTCACAAAGCCCGATGCAGCTTCCCCGGATATTACTTTCCAGTATTATGCAGACAGTAAGACCTTTGAAGTGAAATACACACCGATTGACCTGTTGGTCCCGTTTAAACTCCTGATAAAAGACGGGGATGGAAAACTGTATACGGTGGAGAACCAGATCATAAATGAGGAGCTGTCAGAAACAGCGGATGTACTTGTCGGACTGGAAGAAACAGAGGTCAATGCACTTTTGTTTAAGAAACATGGATTTGCAAAGATGCCGGAGTGGGATTTGATAAAAGGGCTGACGTTTCCTTCCGTATTAAGTTGGAGTGACAGTAGGGCATTTCCGCTGAATGCCGTGATTACGGGAACACCGCCAAAGCAGTATATCGAATGCATGGCGGATCTTTCGGACGGCACGGTTCTTGGAATCAAGGCACTGAATGCAGAATATGAGGGAGAGATTACGGTACAGTACAGTTATGACGGGGAGGCCTTTACAGATGAAACTCCGATGGCAGATTTTCTCACAATGGATCTGGATGAATTGTATGCCGGACTGCTGGAAGCAAAGACGATAACCTTCCGTTTCTGGCTTGCGGGCGATGCAACGCTTACATCCTTTATCATGAATTATAGAAATGGAGATGATGACGATGCTCAAGGGAACAACAAGAATAGAACTTACTGATGTAAATACGGGTGAGGTGGAAACCTACCAGAACAGCAATATGGTCACCAATGCACTGAGGGATGTATTGAAACCGCTCGGTCTTTCCAAGAGACCGAACAGGTTCTTAAATGAATTCGTGCCGTATTATGAACATCTTTTAGGAGGAATTTTGTGCTTTGATACAGAGATACCGGAGGATGCGGATAATTATTATCCTCCGGCAAAGGCAAATCTGACAGGCTGTGCGGTTTATGGGGAGCAGAATAATACAAAAAATACCGTAAGGGGCGGATTCAATCAGACAGAGTCCGAAGTGAATCTGAAGGACAGGTATGTGAAATATGTGTACGACTTTGCTACCAGTCAGGCAAACGGAACGATTGCCAGTGTGTGCCTGACACATAAGAATGGCGGGTTTACCTCATATGGGAGTAAGAATGCCGTACAGGAAAATACGCATATGCTGATGCAGTCGATTGCAGAAGATACACTGCAGTATGTTTATCCGAGCAATACAGGTGCGGAAACAAGCAGCCGTTATTCGGGGCTTACAATTGGTAAGACGGAAATGATCTTTGTTATCGATCATGCAAAGGATTGTGCGTATTATTTCAAAGTTGCAGATAAGTCGCATATCCATATCACAAGAAGAAAAACGTATTTGAAATCGGTATCTATTCTGGAAAATATCAGGACTACAAAACCATTGATTGAAGAAGTGGAACTGCCGGAATTAGGGACGGCATTGGACTTTGGGTATCTGTCATATAACTATGATCCGGCAACCGACTGCTTATACATCTGCACCAGCCCAGACTACCGCAGGGCATCACAGAAGAATATCCTTGTTACAGAAATAAAGCTGGACACCTGGAAAGTGAAACAATATGAAGTAGTCAATACAACGGATATAACACTGGCTACAGACAGCAGTTGGTTTGGATTTGTCACGGGCGGTTATCTGTGCGTGAAAGGATATGACAGTCCGAGGGATGTATATAAGATTCAGATATCCAATCCGGCAAATGTCGTGAAACTGAATCGTATCAACGCCTCTACAGTACAGGGCGTGCCGAAACTGGTGATAAATGGGCGGATTTATTATGATACACAGGACGATCAGCTTATGATTGCAGATATGGAAACAAATGAAATCATTACAACAGAGTCCATGTCTTTATTTAATAACTATAACCGACAGGTGAGCGTTAATCCTGTCAGAAATGAACCTCTCATTTATTTTTGTGAGGAGGGGACGTATTCAACTTATGGATGGTACATGATGTGTAATTATCTGGCAACCATCAATAACCTTGATGCCCCGATTACCAAGACGGCAGATAAGACGATGAAGATTACTTATATTTTACAGGAACAATAAAATACTTTTCGGAATCAGGCAGTTATCCATTGCGGATAGCTGCTTTTTTCATACAAAAAATCAAAGGAGGATAAGACAATGAAGGAATTCTGGAACGCAGTACAGTTTGTATTCACGGCAGTCGGAGGATGGCTTGGATACTTTCTGGGAGGATGTGACGGTCTGCTCTTTGCACTGCTTGCATTTGTGGTCATCGACTACATCACGGGAGTCATGTGTGCAATCAATGACCAGAAGCTGTCCAGCGCAGTCGGTTTTAAGGGAATCTGCCGTAAGGTGCTGATTTTCCTTATGGTCGGTATCGCAAACATTCTTGATGTATATGTCATCGGAACGGGGAGCGTTTTAAGGACGGCAGCCATTTTCTTCTACATCTCAAATGAAGGAATCTCCCTTCTGGAGAATGCATCCCATCTGGGACTTCCGGTTCCGGCAAAGATCAAAGCCGTGCTGGAACAGCTTCATGACAGGTCAGAAGAAGACAAAGACAACGGGGAAGGGTAGAACCTTCCCTCTTTTATTACAAAGAATTGGAGGATTATATTATGAGTCAGAAATTTGGAATCGATGTAAGCCACTGGCAGGGCAGTTTTGACTTTGCAAGGGCTAAAAGCAAGGAAGGCGTAGAGTTTGCCATTATCAAAGCCGGAGGTGCTGATTCCGGGTTTTATAAGGACAGCCAGTTTGAAGCGAACTATAAGAAATGTGAGGAATGCGGGCTTCCAAAGGGAGCATATTTCTATGGAAATGCCAGAAGCGTGGCAGATGCAAGGAAAGAGGCAGAATACTTTCTTTCACTGCTTAAGGGAAAGAGATATGAGTATCCTGTCTTTTATGATGTGGAAGGCAGCATGATCACAAAGAATGACAGGAATACACTGACACAGATCGTAAAGGCATTCTGTTCTGCAGTAGAAGCTGCCGGATACTGGGTCGGCATTTATTCGTCCGAGTCATTCTTCAACAGTGAGATGAATGATGGGGAGCTTACCCGCTACAGCCACTGGGTTGCAAGATGGGGCAAGAGCAAGCCGGCTCCGGCAAGCGGTGCAGAGACACAGATCTGGCAGTTTGGCGGGGAGACAAACCTTATCCGGAGCAACAAGATCAATGGGCAGTCCTGTGATCAGGATTACTGCTATGTGGATTTCCCTGCGAAGATCAAGGCTGCCGGACTGAACGGTTATGCCAAGGGAAGCAGTACATCCGCTCCGGTGAAGAAGTCCAATGAGGAGATCGCATCCGAGGTGATTGCCGGAAAGTGGGGGAATGGTGCGGAAAGACAGAAACTGCTCTCACAGGCGGGGTATGACTATTCGGCAGTCCAGAGTATCGTGAATAAGAAACTTTCCCCATCCAGGAAATCCGTGGATGAGATCGCAAGGGAAGTCATTCATGGTGACTGGGGAAATGGTTCTGACAGAAAGAAAAGGATCACGTCTGCCGGATATGATTATTCCGCAGTACAGAAAAGGGTAAATGAACTCCTGAAATAAGGATATGGCTGATGGTCAGTAATGGCTGTCAGCCGTATTTTTTTCCTTTTATGCCAAGGAAAGAAAGGTGAAAGGTATCGCAGATTGTACTTGCTATTATTGGCTTTCAGAGTGATATATAGACTACCCAAAGAGAAAGGAGTGGCAGAGCTTGGAGATTCAGATAAGGGAAGGAAACAGCAGACAGAAGCAAAAACTTAAGGTATGCGCCTACTGCCGTGTCTCAACGGATGCGGATGAACAGGAAAATTCACTGGAAAACCAGATTAGGCATTATAAAGAAGTCATTACCAGTAATCCTGATTACGAGTATGCTGGGGTTTACAGTGACTTTGCCATATCAGGATTCAAGGAAAAACGTCCCGGTCTGCAGAAGATGTTAGCTGATGCCTGTAAGGGAAAAATAGACCTTATATTAACAAAATCCGTATCACGGTTCGCAAGAAACACCTCAATCGTTCTGGAAGCTACACGAAAGCTGAAAGAACTGAATGTTGGTGTTTTTTTTGAACTCCAGAATATCAATACCCTGTCAGGGGAAGGCGAGCTTATGCTTACGATCCTTGCTGCATTTGCACAGGCAGAAAGCGAGAGCGGAAGCGTTGGTGCAAAGATGGTGTACCAGAGAAAGTACGAGGCAGGGATTCCCGTGCAGTACCTTGAGCGGTCTTTCGGATTTAAGAAGGATGAGCGGGGAGTCTATATTGCAGACGAAGAGGAAGCAGCATGGGTAAGAAAGATCTATGAGATGGCAGCAGACGGATATACTCCGGCAGTCATAAAGCGGTACCTGAATGAAAACGGGGTAAAGACCGTGGGCGGTGCAGAATGGATCGACAGCACGGTGTTCCGTCTCATTGAAAATGAGATCTACAAGGGCGATTACATCATGCATAAGCATTTTGTGAATGAAGAAAGAAAACTGGTCAGGAACAGGGGAGAAGTGGATGCGTGGTACATCGAGGATGACCATGAAGCCATTGTTTCCCTCGAACTCTGGCAGAGAGCACAGGACGCACTGGAAGCAAAGCGGGATTATCTTGCGGAAGGCTCAGTGATCGAAGAATTCACGGAAGAAAACTATCCATACATGAACAGAATCTATTGTGCCAGATGCGGACACCCGCTTTACAAAAGGATCTACAGTAACGGCAACAGGCTGAACTGGGGATGCAGCGGTACAAAGCGGTATGGGAAGTCTTTCTGTGAAGGGATAAACATTCCGGACGGAGTCCTGCGCGGGGCATGGCATTTCGATGAAAATATGTATATAGGGGAAAAACAGACAGATAAGGGGAAAAAGGAATTCACCTATCTGAAAGAAGCCTCATGGAAAAGAAGGCATAAGAAGAAAGAGCCGGAGCCAATTCCTGAAAATACTGAAACAGAGTATCCGTACAGGGAGAAGATCTTCTGCGGATTATGCGGAAGCAGACTCGTGAGGCATGTAAACACCAAAAACCATAAGGTCATATGGGTATGCAACGGGAGAAAGCGGAAGGGGAAAGACTTCTGTGACGGGACAAGGGTTCCGGATACCATCATAAAGGGATGGGGAGAGATCAAAAAAGATATTTATATTCAGAGAAAGGATGATAAGAATGGCAAGAAGCGTTACAGTTATACCAGCAAGAAGCCAAAAGGTGCGGACAGGGCATAAGGCGGTACAGGAAAAGAAGATAAGGGTGGCGGCCTACTGCCGTGTGTCAACGGACCAGGAAGACCAGCTCCACAGCTTTGAGGCACAGGTCGAGTATTATACAAAATATATCAACGAGCATGAGAATTATGAAATGGCCGGCATCTATGCAGATGAAGGCATTTCAGGTACAAACACAAAGAAAAGGGAACAGTTCAAAAAGATGATCGCAGACTGCGAGGGCGGTAAGATAGACCTTGTCATAACAAAATCCATCAGCCGTTTTGCAAGGAACACGCAGGACTGTTTGGCATATTCCAGAAAATTAAAGAACTTAGGGATCGGCATCATATTTGAGAAGGAAAACATCAACACACTGGATTCCACGGGTGAGCTTCTGTTCACCATCTTAAGCTCCCTTGCACAGGATGAATCAAGAAACATTTCAGAGAACTGTAAATGGGGCATCCGCACGAAATTCAAGAACGGTGAGATGCATCTCAATACATTCAAATTCCTCGGATACGATAAGGATGAGACCGGGAAGCTTGTCATCAATAAGGAACAGGCTAAGACGGTGAGAAGGATATACAGAGATTTCCTTATCGGAATCAATCCGGCACAGATTGCAAAGGAACTGACGGAAGAGAAAGTTCCGGGGTGTCTTGGGCAGACAAAATGGTATCCAAGCACGGTAATAGGAATCCTAAAGCAGGAAAAGCACATGGGTGACGCACTTCTGCAGAAGACCTATACTGCAGACTTCCTTACCAAGAGACAGGTCAGAAACAACGGTGAGATCGCACAGGTCTATGTAAAGGACAGCCATAAGGGGATCATAGATAAGCAGACATGGAATGCGGTACAGGAAGAATTCGACCGCAGGGAAAAGTTCATGGAAGCGCATGGCACGGACAGGTACAGTTACGGTGCGGACTGCATGCCGTTCTGTGAGAAGGTATTCTGCGGGGAATGCAAAAGCCTGTTCACGAGACATTCATGGAAATCAAGGGGAATCGTACAGTGGCAGTGCAAGAACCACAGGAAAGACGGGAAAGTGGCCTGCACGAATGCCTACGTTGATAATGCAGACCTGGAAAATGGATTTGTAAAGGCATTCAACAGACTGGTCACGGACAGGGATAAGCATATGGAAAGATGGCAGCAGATGAAGTCAGACGGGACACCCCTTGAAAAGATCAGGGCGGGACAGATGATGGAAGCTGTGGGAAATGAACCGCTTACCAGATTCGTCCCGGAGATCGCACAGCTTGTCCTTTGTGAAGTGACGGTGCTTGGTGCGAAAAAATATGAGTTCTTCTTTCTGGAAGGCAGCAGGGTAAAGGTTTCCGTGTAGATCACCCGGAAACCCCGCTGTCATGAAGTCCAAACAGCTCCATCTGGCTGCTTTCACCGTCCGCATTCCCGGGTTCAGGAATGTCGGACGGTTCTTCTTCCATGTCCTTTTTATGCGGAAGTTTATGGGTGTAAAGTTTATCCCAGGTAAGCGGATTCCGGCTTTTTTTGTTGTAGTATATCAGTATGGATTCCGCAAATCCGAGTGAGCCGGAACGCCTGTCTTTTGCAGTGCGGGCGAGTTCTTTAATGGATATCCTACCGAGCTTTTCCTTAAATACATCATCTTTTATGGCATCACCGTAAGCATTCAGGAAACGTGCCAGTCCGTTCATCATGTTTGCACTGAAGGACTGGGATGCCCCTTCCCATGTGGCCGCAATGAGACGGATGACATGGTCGAGCATATGGTAGCCGTATTTATCGTGGATGTTTTCCAGTGTTGCAACGGCACAGATACCGCCCGGGGTCGTGGTGGATGCGATGGTAAGGTCATAGGATTCCACCAGGTCACGGATGATGAGCTGTTTGTCATTGCCGGCCTCTATGTTTGCCATGAATATCTCATAAGGCAGCAGGGGCTTTACATATTTCATCTGGTTTGCAAAGATATCCGCTTCATGTTCATATCCGAGGTCATCGTATACCATGCACCACACGGGTGTCTCCCTGGATCCTGAAACGAGGGCAACGATCTCAATGGTGTGCTGTCCGTTGAATACATAGTTGATGCCGTTCCTCCGGCTGACCTTTACGGGATTTATCTGGTACAGGTCAAAGTTGGCGGCAGCACGCTGGACATGGTGCTGTGAGAGGTTGCGCTGGTATTCCTGGTTGGATACGAGATTCCTGATAGGAATCTGTTCAAAGTGTACTTTTGGGACGAACTGCATCAGGTCAATGGCCTGCAGCGTTTGTCCGGCTGTCTGTTCTTCTGTCATCTGGATCATCCTCCTCAAGCTGCGAAAGCAGTCTGGTTATTTTTCTTGTTAGGTTTAACAGCTGCATTTTCACTTCACGCCTTGCATTAACTGAAGTGGAAGGAAAATCTGTAAGCTCCATGGTCCTTGATATGGTCTTTGACCATGAAGGTATCGTAAATTTAAGGCTTTCGAGTTCTGCATCCGGATCAGTGGCGGGCATCTGCTTAATTCCGGCTTCGGCACTTTCCTTTTCACGTTTTATCCTTCTTGAGTCCGGTTTTCCGGTGGGAAGCCTCTGCCACCTGAGTTCGTGCCGGAGCTGGGAGTATCCGATGCGGTCTATAGACCCGCTGTCTAAGAGCCTTTTCAATCCGTTGATATCCTCAATGGGGAGACGGGAGAGTTCTATGATATTTTCATGGGATACACGGAGTTTCCCGTTTAATATCTTTTCTGCAATCTCCGGGCTTTTCCGTTTCAGGTCATCGACCGCACGGGCATAAATATCATATTTTGTCACGGTGGAAAAACCAAAATTAAATTCATTGCCTATGATGGTGGCAATATCCGTCTTACGGACATATTTCTGTGACACCTGTCCGTCTGCATTCAGTTCCGTGTCAGGATGTTTTTTCATGAATTCATCACTGGCGGTATTCATGTCCGCACGAAACAGTCTGCCTATCAGGTATTTTTTGTATTCCCCGGTAAGGTCTGTACGTTTTAGCTGTTCATGGCAGATAAAAGAGACTGCCTTATCACGGCTTTCATACGTGATGCGCCGGATGTTGAAATGGATATCCCATTTCGTACAGATCTTATACCGCAGACGGCCGTCAAGTATGATACCGTTCCATACACATATAGGCTCCAGGCATCCGTGGTCAAAGATGTTTTCTTCGAGTTGTTCCAGGTACTTTTCTTCCCTGGGCTGTATCAGCTCATCAAATTCCGAATCCGTCTGAAGTTCCGGGACTGGTCTGTTGTTCATACTGATTCCTCCGTTCGGGTCATATCATCTACAAGCACGCATTCATTCATGGAAAAGCAGGCAAGGCATTCTTTTGGATTCAGTGCACCGTAGATACGGTAGCTGCGGTTATCCTCCAGATATATGCCCGTATGCCGTAATGCCTGTAAAAGTTCCGTACTGTATAATTCGTAACAGTAACGGCTGTCGGCTTTACTGTAGCGTACACGGTGGGCAAGGTAATCCTTACGCACACTTTTCCTTATGGCAATCATGCTGTCCTGTGGGTTTACAAGCAGCTGGATATACTCCGGGTCACCGAGCATATGGAGCGTGAGCTTGTGTATGCGTATCCTGTTTTTCTTTAAGTCAATGCATAGGACCGGCTTCAAAGAGGTTTCTCTGTTCATAATGCTGTTCCTCCTTTTCTGGATGTTCTGTTGTTTCTTCTTCCGGTTCAGCGGTGTTGTTTTCGGAGATGCCGAACACCGCATAACCGTCAAACATGTTGACCTGTAAACTGCTCTGGTGTTCCTCGACAGGCACACCGAACTGGTTCTGCCATTCTTCTGGATAGCTTGGCGTGCGGGACGCTTTTATCTTTCCGTCTTCCTTCTCCTCACGCACGAAGATCTCAGGCGTGGTGAGGTCAAAGACAAAGAGCAGTTCATTGTCTGACCGTATCAGCTTCCCAAGCAGTTTATAGCGGTAGGATGAATTCCATCCCATAAGCGACACGACCTTGGCAAAAAAGATACGGCAGGTAATCTGTCTGGGAGAGCGTTTTGCCGTTGCGGAACACCACCGGAAGGAATCCTTCTCATCCTCTTGGCATGGACGCACCGCCAGTTTCTTTTCATCCGGGTTTACGAGTATCTGCACGAAATCCGTATCCGGGAGCTTTTTTATGCAGGCGGTGTTTACGGATACCTTGCTGGAATTAAAAGTAAAGGACGGTTCATAGGTATGGGCAAAGAACTCGCCTCGGACGACCTGATACCCGTCATAGCTGAAAGCATCATCCTCGGTCACGGGAATGGTATTCTTTTCATCGTTTGTCTGTATGTTCATCTGTGTTCTCCTTTATATCTGACATGATCTGTTTAATATTCTTTTCGATGTCATTTTTACTGGTGACCTGTATATCAGTGTCGTTGTATGTTACCGGGGCATGGGAGGTATCCGGGTCTTTACGTCCGGTGAATCCGGCAAGTTCCTCTGCCTGTGCGTGGCTGTAATAATTGCTCCCAAATGTGTCTGCCCAGTCAGGCGGATAGGCTCGGACATTTCTCTGCTGGTTGTCCGTAAAGGGCTTTACGGCCGGATCCGTATCCGGTGCACCTACCATGTCATTGGGGATGAATATCTCTGGTTCGGAAAGGTTGAAGAGCAATACGGCATCATTCCCGCTGCCACGCTTTACCCCCGTAATGCGGTAACGGCAGTCATCGTTCCAGCCGAGGAGGGAATAGAGCGTGGGAAGAAATGCAGTCCCGCTGATCTCACGTGGAGAGTTTTTGCCGTCTTTCTTTTTAGACCACTGCATGGCATTCCGGCAGTCTTTCCCCGCATTCCTTACGGCAAAGACCAGTTTCTTTGGATGTATGAGCAGTTCCACAAGTGTGCTGTCAAGTTTGCGGACGGCAGGAGCGGAAAAGCGGATATCTCCCTGGCTGAAGGTAACGGTTATACGGTCCGTGCTGTCAAAAAACTGTGAGCGTGCGATCTCATATCCACGCAGGTCAAATTCACCGGATTTTACTTCCACATGACCGGAAGACGGGCCGGACTGTTCCGTGCCGTCATAAACACTGGAAGATGCATTCATGTAATCCGTTTCCTTAAATCCCGCCCATCTGGGGTTGATGGATACAAACCCTTTCAGGACACCTCCCGGAATGACCTTCAGCTGCGGAAGAATCCCTTTGTTCCCATACTTGGCATTGCTGATCAGTCTCTGGACTGCAATAAAGTCATCCCTTGATACGATGGCTTCGTGATGGTCGCGCTTCCGGTACTGGGGACGGTTCTGCATATTCTTCTTTGATTTGTGGTTGAGGTAGTTCGGAGTGTAGGTCTTATGTGCAAGGACATCACCGCAGTGTCTTTCATTCTGCAGTATCTGAAGGATGGAACCGGGAGACCATACGGTGTTCCCCTTTTTGGTCTCACAGCCGAGTTCCGTCAGGGTATCGGCAATCTCCTGACAGGTGCATCCGTTTAAGTACATCATAAATATGAGTTTTACGATCTTTGCTTCCCCTTCATTAATGATAAGGTTTCCGTCTTCATCATGGTCATACCCAAGGAGTATCGGTGTAAGGAAGATCCCCCTGCGGAAACGCATCTCAATGGATGCATTCATGATCTCACTCTTGGTATGGCTTTCTTCCTGTGCAAGTGTGGCCATGAAGGAAAGCACCATCTCACTTTTGGGGTCAAAGGTGTTGAGCCTTTCCGTTTCAAAGAAAACACCGACAGGATGGGGGAGTGCGAGAAGCTCCCTGACATAACCGATGCAGTCCACCACATTCCTGGCAAAACGTGATACGCTTTTGGTCACGATGAGATCTATCTGACCTTTTTTGCAGTCTTCGATCATCAGCTTGAACTGGTCACGGTGCTGGAGTGAGGTGCCGGAGATGCCTTCATCCGCATAGATCTGCACCAGTTTCCAGTTCGGACTCTTACTGATGACATCATGGTAATGGTTCTTCTGCAGTTCATATGAGGATGTCTGTCTTGGGTCATCCGTTGACACCCTTGCATATACGGCAACACGCTGTTCATTTTCCACTGCAAATATATCTTCCTGCGGAATGGCAGGGATCACGTCAAGTTCATCCGGGTCGATACCTTTATAACGTTCCCTTATCTTACTTTTCTGGTCGGCAACTGAGCCGGCTTTCTGCTCGTTTTCGTTCATGACTTACCACCTTTATTTCTGTGCTGGATTTTATTATAAAATTTTCATGCTGAAATAAAATAGACTATACGGACAGCTATATCCCTATAGTCTATTTCAAAGAAAATTTATTTGTGTGAAAATAATGTGCCTTTATCTGTGCCTGTCACTGGAAACAAGCTCCCAGCCGTTTTTGTGCATGGCTTCAAGGCTTGCCTTTATAAGTTCATAGATGAATCTTTTCTCATTTTTCGAGCAGTCTTCCATGAGCATATCGATGTCTGTCTGGTATGCAGCCGTATTGTTCATCTGCACTCCGGCAAGCAGTTCATCCACGGTAATTCCGAGGGCATTCACGATACGGATGACAGATTCCAGGCTTGCTTTCCTTTTTGCATTTTCAATGTGGCTTATGTAGGAGACGGAAAGGTCGGTCATTTCCGCAAGCTGTGCCTGTGAAATATGATTCTGCTCCCTTACTTCCTTAATACGGTATCCTATCTGCCTGTGATTAACAGATATCTGCGTCTGATTCATAGATTGTACCTCCTGTTTTCTTTTTCTTACGCAAGGTAAATTATCTATCAATGAGTGCAAAAAAGTTGCGTAATTTAATAAAGCGTAATGGAGTAAAAGGAAAACAGAGGATAGGAAAGTGCGAAATATGTCGAACGATTTTTATTGAAGGATACGGATGCAGATGGTATGCTTATAACTGGAACAAGACGATATAAGAATGATGGAAACAAGGTAAATCAAGGTTCTGTCATGATACAAAACTGAACTGCATAAACCTGCCGTTCATATTTTTTTATCCAGATACTCCACTACACTAGAGTAAATTACGAAAGAAATATGGTTCTAATAATTCTTCTGCGTAACGGTTACAATATGTATATCGTACAGATAGAAGAGAGGTGTAATTTACTTGCGTACAGAGGAGTACATACCAAAGAGGGTAAAAGAATTATGCAGCAAGCATAAAGTCTCCAAATACAGACTTGCACAGCTCACGGATATGTCGCAGACAGCGTTGGCAAATATAATGAATAAGAAGAGCATACCTACAGTACCGACCCTGGAAAGGATCTGTGATGCATTCGGAATTTCAATCGCACAGTTCTTTGCCGGAGATGGTATGCGACCTGACCTGACAGATGAGCAAGGTGAATTATTGGAAATATGGGATGACTTAAGTGCGGATGAGCGGAGAATTCTAATGAACTTCGTAAGGACGCTGAAGAAGTAAGGGGGAGCAGTTTGAGTGTATCTGACAAGACTGGCTTCCCTTTTTCTATGCATTCTTATGACCACGGAAAGTGATGAGGATGTATATGAGAGTACAGGATGAAGAATTCAAAACGATGATCTATGATTTGATGAACGGGCATTATGATCTGGATGAGTTCGATTGTGAAGAAAGCAGTGTGGTAGAGAATGAGTTCGCAGAAGGCAGATACTGTGAAAAACTCTACAGTGAAATGCTTGCAGCCTATGGAAGGATATGCCAGAGACTGCATGAGACGTCCGGTGAGGACAGGGACGTGGAAATCATAATAAATAATCTGTTGGACATAGGCAGATACCAGAGCATGAAGATGTTTAATTATGGGGCATTCTTTGCAAAGAAAATAACCAATAAATGGATTACAAAAATTACAAAAATGGTGTGCCTATGATTGGATAGTCACACCATTTTTGATATAATAAAAAATAATTCTGTATTGAAGGCAACTTAAGCTCAAATACATTTAAAAATTGTAGGAGAACATTATGATAACTTTTGATTTTTTTAACGATAGTTCAACAGAACTTGTAGAAAAATTCTGTGAGTACTTTAAGTTAGATAAGGAAACTGTTGATGATTATTTTGTTGGAGTCAACCCTGATATATTAACACCAGAAACATTGGTAAAAAAGTTTGATTTAAAATTAAATGAATACGATAGTAGTCAAATGCAAATAGTATGCCGTCATATGACAACATCTACAGAAGATGAAATCCATTCCTTTATGGATAAAGGTATTCTTGATTTGAAGACCATGCTTCAAGAGGATACACCTTTATCTCGATTTTTACTGGAACACAAAATTAAAGTGAATGTTGATGAGAAAAAAATAGAAATTAAAGGAAAAACTTATCCCATATTAAGAGACCAAGAAATCTGTCCGGAATGTTATAATGGCAGGGAACGAATTTGCACGGGGTATTCAAGATGTGAGTGCTTTAAAAAACTCACTTATCTTGCATCCAAATTGTATTATTACAATGCAACCGTGGAATGTTTTATCCACGCAACATTAGATGAAATGAAAAGCTATTCGACTGTTGACAGGTATCCGGAAATATTGGATACATTGGATAATGTGCGTTCGGCAGCAAATGGACAGTTTTCTATTACATACAATTTATGCTATGATTGGATGGACAAAAAGAGAAAGTGTTATGTGTTAGAGTATGCTAGTCGTTGGTCGGAAATGGAAACTTTTGCTCCAGTAAATTATAGAGATGCTTACCGAGAGTATAAAAGTCTTTTATATTCTTGTGGCTTTGATTTTACAGATTATATG